AGCGTCGGTCAAGGACAAAATAAAAGACGACGACTTCGATGTTGATGCGGAGTTGAAGCAGCCGCCGGTCACAAAGCCCAGCGACATCTGGACGCTGGGACGGCACCGGCTCGTCTGCGGCGACAGCACCAAAGCAGAAACCTTCGCTGCTCTCATGGACGACCGCAAGGCAAATTTGGTAGTAACGGACCCGCCCTACAACGTGAACTATGAAGGCAGCGCCGGTAAAATCAAAAACGACAATATGGCGAATGATGCTTTTTACAGCTTTCTTCTTGCAGCGTTCCAGAATACCGAAGCGGTCATGGCGGACGACGCCAGTATATATGTTTTTCATTCCGACACCGAAGGGCTGAATTTCAGGAGAGCCTTTTCGGATGCCGGTTTTTATTTGTCCGGCTGCTGTATCTGGAAGAAGCAATCGTTGGTGCTGGGGCGTTCCCCCTATCAGTGGCAGCACGAGCCTGTGCTCTACGGCTGGAAAAAAACCGGCAAGCACCAGTGGTACAGCGGACGCAAGGAAACCACCATCTGGGAGTTCGACAAGCCCAAGAAAAACGGCGATCACCCGACAATGAAGCCCATCCCACTGCTGGCGTATCCCATTATGAATAGTTCTATGAGCAACACGCTGGTACTCGACCCATTTGGCGGCTCCGGCAGTACGCTCATCGCCTGCGAACAGGCCGACCGCTCCTGCGCCACCATTGAGCTCGACGAAAAATACTGCGACGTCATTGTAAAACGGTACATCGAGCAGGTAGGCTCGGCGGATAAGGTTTCCGTGCAGCGCGACGGGCTGACCTATGCTTATGCGGAGGTGACCGCCCATGAGGATAGCAATCCTTGATGCTGACCTGATTGGACGCAAGCGGCACCGTTTCCCAAATCTCGCCTGCATGAAGCTGTCCGGCTATCACAAGGCGCTCGGCAACGAGGTTTTGCTCAAAACCGACTACGGCGGGCTGGACGTATTTGACCGTGTGTTTATCTCAAAGGTGTTCACAGATACTCCTGTGCCGGAGGTCGCCTTGAAGCTGAGTAACGTCAGCTACGGCGGCACCGGCTTTTTCTATGCCAAAGCGCCCGCACTGCCAGAGACGGTCGAGCATCAGATGCCGGACTACCATCTTTACGATGGTTGGGTATCGGGGCAGCTTGCCGCCGGTAAGCGACCACAGGAGTTTTCGTATTACACGGATTACTCCATCGGCTTCCTGACACGCGGCTGTTTTCGGAAGTGCTCGTTCTGCGTGAATCAGAATTACGACCGAGTGCGGCTGCACAGTCCGCTGTCGGAATTTGTCGATAACAGTCGGAAGAAAATATGTATGTTGGACGACAACTTCTTCGGCTGCCCCGACTGGAAGCGGCTGCTCACAGAGCTTCAGACGACTGGCAGACCGTTTCAGTTCAAGCAGGGCCTTGACGAGCGACTGCTCACGGACGAGAAATGTGCGGCGCTATTTTGCAGTCGTTACGACGGCGATTATATTTTTGCTTTCGATAACGTTGCCGACGCGGAACTCATCGAGCAGAAGATTCAGCTTGCTCGGAAGTACACAAACGCGGTTATGAAGTTCTACTGCTTCTGTGGCTTTGACCGCAATGGCCGCTGGGATGTTGGCTTCTGGCGGCAGGACGTGTTTGACCTGTTCACACGCATTGAAATCCTAATGCGAAACCATTGTTTGCCGTATGTGATGCGCTTTGCCCGTTATGTGGAAAGCCCCTATCGCGGCGTATATGTGAGCATCGCCCGCTGGTGTAATCAGCCCAGCTTTTTCAAGAAGAAAAGCCTGCGGGAGTTTGCGGAGCTGAACGGTGCGGACAGCGCCTGCTACAGATATCTACGCGACTTCGAGCAGCGGTTCCCGAAGATTGCGTATTTCTATGATATGAAGTACAAATAGGCACAGCCTTTCCGGCTCGATTTGGTACATATATATCGTGAAAATGCCTTGCTATTATGTGCGTTTAGAGTGATCTATGTAAGTACCAAAACGAAGGAGGTTCTGATTTATGGAACTCAAGTACAATGTAACAGGCAGCAACAGGAAACGGCTGGTCACAGCAATGGCAGAGGCTACGGGCTGCGCGGCAAAATACAAGGGCGCTCCTACCTTCGCCTACGAGGTGGACTACTTCACCATCGACAAGAACGGCACCGTCAGCTTCGATGACCGCGCTGACAGCGAGGAAATCGAAAGGCTCATCGAGCGGCTGCACGAACAGGGCTTTGAAGCGGAGCCGCAGAATGTGCCTGACGCTGACGGACCGGAAGAAGCCGGAGACTCCCTTGTTATCTCCTACCCGCGCAAGGATATCAGCGATGCGGCGCTCGAAAACCTGCGGCTACTGGTGGCAAGCAAAGAAACGCTCATCAAGAAGGCACTGGCAGTCGATGCTCTTTCAATTGAAGTAGACGATGAGAAGGTTAACTTCCCGTGGTTTGCGGGTTTCCCGCAGCCTGAGGAAATCAGCGCCTACGCTCATTTCACGGGCAAACTCATCGGCATGGCGAAAACGCAGAAGCGAGTCACTGCCAAGGAAAAGGAAACGGACAACGAAAAGTACGCATTCCGCTGCTTCCTGCTGCGGCTCGGCTTCATCGGCGACGAATATAAAGCGGCGCGGAAGATTCTCCTTCGTAACCTCTCCGGCAGCGGCGCTTTCAAGAGCGGCAACCCCAAGACACAGGAGTACATCGAGAAAATTGAAGGTGACGCCGGTCTTTACGACGACGTGATGAGCCTGCAGGATAAGGAGGTGGCTGACGATGAGCTTTCCAAGTAAGGAGTTGGTTGAGAGTCTCCGCAAGCGCTACCCAGTCGGCTGTCGTGTGGAGCTACTCCGCATGGACGACCCACAAGCGCCGCCAGTCGGCACACGAGGCACCATGCGCGGCGTGGACGACATCGGCTCGGTCATGGTTGCATGGGACAACGGCTGCGGTTTGTCGGTCGCTTACGGCGAGGACGCTTGCAGGGTGGTGAGCGACGATGACTGAGAAAATCAAGGAACAGGTTCTTGCTGTGCGTAACACGGGGCTTACCAATATGTTTGACGTGAACGCGGTACAGCGCATCGCATATGACATGGGCTTCTTCGAGCTGGTCGTATATCTGGAGGAACACCGCCGCGAATATGTGCATTTCATCCTCACCGGCGAGGCATAAACTACACAACAATATGTAGTATTGTCTGGCAAAAAGATTGTGCTATATATTGCGGTTTATATCTCCGAATTGCCTTGCTATTATGTGCTTTTAGAGCGAATATGTGTATAACAAAACAAGGGAGGCACATACCATGAAAAGCACAAAGACGATGACCTACAAGGAGCTCGAAAACGAATTGCTCAAGAATCGCTGCGAACTTCGCACCGCAAGCTTTGAAAGAAAAAGAGAACTTATCAGCCGCGACCACGACCTGATGGTCGAGATGGACAACCGCTGGAACAGCAAGAAAAACTGAGGAGGATACGAAAATGACAGACAAGCAGCTAAAGCAAGTCAAAAGCCAGCTCCCGCAGGGCGAGAAATTCGATAGAGCCTATAGCGCCTACGAGGGCGGCATTCGCCTGATTTCTAAGAAGGCCGACGGCTCGGAAACCCGCTACAAGGTAATCTTCGAAGCAGACGACAGCGTCCGCATCGAGCGGTTTTAAGGAGGATGGCACCGTGTGGAAAGAAGGAAACCTGAAGATTCACGACAGCGTTTTTCACTACTGGATGAAGCAGTATGATGAAGGTTCACAGTACGGCATCGACGGCGGGCGCATCAGCAAGCTGACGCTCAAACGGAACGGCACTATCGTATGCAACTACGACAGAGGCTGGGACATTGAACCCGCCGACCCGGACACGCAGCTTGCGCTGGAAATCCTGCTTCACAACGAAAATCACTAATTCGCGCCAAAGCAAATAGCCGAGAACGCGCCGGAGACGGCGTGTATCTCGTACACATAGATAATTAAAGGCACCGAAGGGTGTCTATTTTTATGCCCGGAGGGAGGCGGCAAGCATTGCGGAAACTAAAAAAGTATAAACAAACACGCTTCAAGGCGTCTGATTCCACCTATGACAAGGCCGCCGCCGACTATGCCGTGTCATTCATTGAGTCGCTATGCCATACCAAAGGCACATGGGCAGGAAAGCCCTTCGAGCTCATTGACTGGCAGGAGCAGATCATTCGTGACCTTTTCGGAACATTGAAGCCCAACGGCTACCGGCAGTTCAACACCGCCTATGTGGAGATTCCGAAAAAGATGGGCAAGAGCGAGCTGGCGGCGGCAATCGCCCTGCTGCTCACCTGCGGCGACGGTGAGGAACGCGCCGAGGTATATGGCTGCGCCGCCGACCGCAATCAGGCGTCTATCGTTTTCAATGTGGCGGCGGATATGGTGCGGTATTGTCCGGCGCTCTCCAAACGGGTGAAAATTCTGGACGCCACCAAGCGGCTCATCTACCAGCCCACTGGAAGCATTTATCAGGTGCTGTCCGCTGATGTCGGCAATAAACACGGCTTCAACACCCACGGCGTGGTATTCGACGAGCTGCACACCCAACCCAACAGAAAGCTGTTTGACGTCATGACCAAAGGCAGCGGCGATGCTCGAATGCAGCCGCTGTATTTTCTCATAACAACCGCCGGAGATAACCAGAACAGCATCTGCTGGGAGGTGCATCAAAAGGCGCTGGACATCATCGACGGCAGAAAGCATGACCCGACCTTTTATCCGGTCATATATGGTGCTGCGCAGGAGGATGATTGGACTGACCCGAAGGTTTGGAAGAAAGCGAATCCGTCTCTCGGTATCACCGTCGGCATGGACAAGGTCAAAGCGGCGTTTGAGTCGGCGCGGCAGAATCCCGGCGAAGAGAACAGCTTCCGGCAGCTTCGGCTCAACCAGTGGGTCAAACAGGCGGTGCGCTGGATGCCGATGGACAAATGGGATAAATGCGCGTTTGCGGTAAATCCCGACGCTCTCGAAGGCCGCGTCTGCTACGGCGGGCTTGACCTTTCGTCCTCCACCGACATCACGGCTTTCGTGTTGGTGTTTCCACCCGGCGATGAGGATGACAAGTATTCCATCCTCCCGTTCTTCTGGATTCCGGAGGACAATATTGACCTGCGTGTGCGCCGGGATCATGTGAATTACGACCTCTGGCAGCGGCAGGGTGTCCTGCAAACCACCGAGGGCAATGTCGTCCACTACGGCTTCATTGAAAACTTCATCGAACAGCTCGGCGAGAAATACAACATCCGCGAGATTGCCTTTGACCGCTGGGGCGCGGTGCAGATGGTGCAGAACCTTGAGGGCATGGGCTTCACGGTCGTGCCCTTCGGTCAGGGCTTCAAGGATATGTCCCCACCGACGAAGGAACTGATGAAGCTGACACTGGAGGAAAAGCTGGCGCACGGCGGCAATCCGATCCTGCGCTGGATGATGGACAATATCTACATTCGCACCGATCCTGCCGGAAACATCAAGGCGGACAAGGAAAAGTCTACCGAGAAAATCGACGGCGCGGTCGCCACCATCATGGCGCTTGACCGTGCAATTCGGTGTGGTAACGATACAGGCGAAAGCGTGTATAATCAACGTGGTCTATTAATTTTGTGAATTTTTTATGAAGTGTATTGACAACAAAAAATTTATGAGTAAAATAAAATTAGCACTCGACGATAGAGAGTGCTAATAAAAAATAAAATGTAAAGGAGTTGTTAATCATGGCAGGACTTATCCCGTTCAATCGTAAGAACAACAGTCTCGCGCGCACAAACACAGGTTTTGAAGATTTCTACAACATGCTTGATGACTTTTTTGATGACAGTTGGCTTCCGGGTCGCAGCTTGGCGAGGGATACCTTCAAAATCGACATTGAGGAAACGGATAGCGAATACCGAATTGATGCGGAGTTGCCCGGAGTTAAAAAAGAAGAACTTGAGCTGGGCATCGAGGGCGATAACCTCAGCATAACTGTAAACCGCTCCGAGGAAGTCAATAAGGACGAAAAAAACTACATTCACAGAGAACGCCGCTCCAGTTCTATGGGCCGCATGGTTCGGTTGGCCAACGCAAAACTGGATGAAGCTAAGGCAAAGCTTGATGATGGTGTATTGACCGTCACCATTCCCAAAGATGAAAAAGCGAGCAATTTACG